TTGCGTGTGTCCGCTGCATCCCGCATTATTCTTCCGGCTTCAATGCTGTCAGCCCGTTGCTGCGCAATCTCTTCCCGTCTTAACGTGTTCCTAAGCGTTTCCTGATTACGGGCTGTCTGTGACGGAGACAACTCACCGCTGAAAGGATCGCTGTTTAAAAGAGCCTCCGCAATACTCGTGGAATAAGACCCCCTGCCTTCAGGATACTTTGCACCAAGAGTACCTCCGGGTTGTCCCTGTGCATTGTTAGGCGCTAGGCTTTCAATTAAAGCAGCACTAATCTTTTCTTTTTCAAAGTTAGCCGCGTCTTGTGCTTCTATACCACCGCCAACATTTTCACGAGGTCTAACCCTAATCCGGTCATCGGAAAAAATATCTCCAGCGTAAGGGTCTCCAGACATTTCTTTCGCTTGAAGAGGATCAGCACGTAACTGCGCAGGGCTGGTCAAGTCTTCGTTACTCGCCGCCGCGATAGAACGAGCTACCCTATTATCTCTAGCAATATTTGCCTCAGTACTAGGAGCACGGGATGCTGCAAAAACCTCTGCAGCGGAACTACCCTGCGCTGTCTCAGGAGGAACAGGCACACGAGAGGGATCGGATGCTGCGCGTTGCTCCCGAAGTCTATTAACCCGAGTTCCAACCACCGCATCTCCGGGTCGTGCGTTAGCTACAAGACTGCTAAAGCCCTCAGAAATAACCATATCAACAGGAGAAACCATACGAGCGTTAGCCATAATCTCAGGCACAGCGTTGTTTAGTTTCTCAAGAGTGGCAGAACTAATCCGCAGATACTCACCTACATCCGTAAGACCCGGAACATTAATAATGTAGTCCGGTAAATCAGCACCACCACCGTTCGCAAACGTCATGGCTGTTTCCTGTAGCTCCGGTGACGAGTTAAGAATACCGCCCATCTGCGCCAGCCTGTTTCGAGAGTCGCGGTTCCTAAACATGTTCCGGTTTAATACGTTCATCAATAACCTCCAAACATGTTTGACTGTTGCAAGCCGTACAGACCTAAGCCAAGGCCACCGATCTGAGAGATCGCACTCGGGCTTGGTTGCTGTTGCTGCGAGAATGTCTGCTGCGCCGTGGGCATGCCCTGATAAATGTCCGAGTAGAACCCAAGCTGCTGATACGGAGCCATGATATTCTGGTACTCGTTCATACGTTGCGCATCCAGAAGGGCCTGTTGCTGCGCCTGCTCTTGCGAACCCATCTGACTAAGCATGTTGATGTCTTTAAACGCAAGACCCTGAGCCGCCTCGCCAAGCTGCGCTTGCTGCATACCCAAGGAGCCAAGACCCTGACCCAAGCCCAAGGACCCCTGAATACCAAGTTGCGCTGCTCGTTGCTGACGTCCCATCGCTCCCTCATAAGCTCCCATCGCTCGTTGCGCAGCACTCTCATAACCTGATTGCCGCATACCCGCCGCAGTGCGACCTTGCTGGCTTAGAATACTCTCATCCAACTGGCCCTGACGAACAGCCTGACGAGACCCGCCCATAGCTCCCGCCGCAGTAGCCTGAGCGTTAATTCCAGACCGTTGTTGGTCCCCCTGACGGCGAATATCTGTCAGGGCTTGTTGAACCGCCGCGTCCTCATACGGATTCATGTAGGCAGAGACACTGTTTGGATCAAACTGTGCGGTTGTTCCAGCGAGGCTTGACAGAGAGTCTTGAACACCTCCATACATTGTGCCGATCCCGCTGCTCAATGTGTCCGCTCCCGCTTGCAGCATCGGAAGGTACGATCCTAAACCAGTAGAAGCAAGGCTCGTAGCTTGCTCTTGAAGAGGGCTTAAAGAAGCAACCCCATACTCGGGCAAAACAAACCCAGCGTCCTTACCTAAAGCCTGCGCCCGTGCAAGTATCTCCTCTTGGTACTTGCGAAGGTAGTCAGGAATCTCGGTCCTGCTAATCTGTGTTACGGTCTCAGCCATTTTTAAATTCCTGCATGTTTCTAAATAGCTTGGCGGCTACCGCTCCTCGGGTGCCGTTGGGAGCATCCCCAATCATCTTGCCTGCCATTTCAGCGTCTCCGCCACCTATGTTTCTCAAGTCCTTTAGAGACAGAACAACTTCTCCATTTGAAAGCATTGCTTCCTGAACAGGCTTGCCATCCTGATAGATCATTGCAGGGATATCATCACTGGTCCCTGTTCCGGGGCCTTCGATTAGACCACCCCTTGCCGCGTATTGTGTTTCAAAAGGACGAATATCATCATATTCATCAGGTGGTGGGGCAAGGGTTTCATCAATTTTTCTGTCGTATTCATCGCGGTCTTCAGCCTTGCTAAATCTCGTGCCGTTATGACGGCTTGCGTAAAGGTTGTCTAAAAACCCAGACCTATCAATGGTCGATCCATCGTATCCCTCAGAACTTCCCGTGCCTGTGTAAGTAGTAGGCTGCTCTGGTTTGCCAGCTAACTTTGTAAGAATACCAGCTTGAACAAAGGGGTTTGAAAGAAGGCTTTTTTTCGCAGCCGCATCAGCGGCTGCTGTGGTCGTTGCCTTTTCTCCAGCTAACTTACTAAGAGGTCCAGCGGCTGCTTTGCCCAGTGCTGTGTCTTGAAGAGTCGAACCCAGACTCGTAAATTGTCCAACACCGCCAGCCAAAAGCGCGTACTTAATAGCGTTCTTAGAGCTTCCGCCGCCAGCCAACGTACCTAACCCTGCACCAATAGCAGGAGCCAAGAAGGTTGATCCGGGGACCATTAGCCCAGCAATGCCGCCTAGAATGCCACCAACGTTAATGCCCATACCAAACCACCACTATGAATTGACCGCACATTATCATGATATCTCCAAAATACTAGCTACAACATGCAACCTGTTTGCCGTTGCAGCCGTGACTTTTAAGATTTCATCTGCCTGAACCACGAGCGGTGCCGTCAATAACTCAACCGTACCCTTGGCTCCAACAGCCTTGTCCTTGTATAAACTAAAAGTGCTTGATCCGCTAGTCAACGTTAAGGTCAGAGTATCCGCGTTGTTGCTGTCCTCAGATACAAGAATAGATTTTACAACTGCGGTATCAAATGGGCCACACGTATAAAGTGTGGTTGCGTCCGTTGTTGTAAGATCAACTTTTGCGTTTACATATGCGTTAGCCATCAGCCCATAAACCAGCTTAGGGCAGTCGTGTCATCGTCCACCACTTGTTGCGTGTTGTTGAACTGATTCAAAAACACAGAAAAAGATCGAACCACCTCGTTCAAATACTCTTGCTGGTATTCTTGAGGAGGTGTCGGAAAGAACGGTGCTGGGGTGCTAGTAGCCATTATCTTCTCCCATCTGGTCTAATCTCTATGCGCGGCACACCTAACCTCCAGAGGACGTTTGCATCGGTAGACTGCAACTTAAGCGTAAAGCTGCGACCTCTTAACCGTGTAAAGTACTGGTTAGTGTACTGATCGACAGGAGTGCTAGACGTTTTTGAAATTGTATTGGTTGAACTGTTTTGGTCTGTCTGTCCCGGAAAATTCTTGGTCTCTAGTATAAAGTCTAAAGAAGAGGTATCCACAGCTTCTCTAAAGTTAATGTCTGGAATTACCCTACTAATAAAAGAAAACTGATTACCGTCTGTAATAGACATGTCTCCAGACTCAATAAATGAGGTCATAGCAGAACCGTTATCTTGTGCTCCGACCTCTTGGTTAAACAAGAAGTTGTCAGAGGCCGTTGCAAGAGGCAACGAGGATATACCACGATCCAGCCACGCCGTTCTAGCTAGGCTTCCTATAAACCAAAGCTTCTCAAGGTAGTTATAAACCACATATCTATCGTTCTCGCTTGAGTTCGCAGACGGATAGAACCACCACACCTCTGAGAAAGACACGTTGGCTCCCGCGACAATCTTGTCGTACTGAGAAGTGTTAATGTCATCAAATACATAGTCTCGCACAGTGCAAGGTATTCTTTGAACCGCACCCGTAAACGCATAGAACTCTGCCGCACCCATCCAAAACACCGAATCGTCCACCGCAACCGCAGCCTTCGGGCTGGCAATGGTGATGTTTTCCGAAATTAAGTTTATACCAAACGTAAACGGTGGCCCAAGAAACTGCATTGCGTGGATAGATACATCTGTAAACACCAGTATCTGTTGCCGTGTTTCAACAGCTTGAACAATCTTGGAGCCAGAGCTTATTCGTAAATCACCCGCTGTGTTGGTAGAAGTGGGATACCAATCAACAGGGTTTTCCTGACTGCTAAAACGTATTAACAACGGGTCTTGAACCCCATCGCCATCTGTTGATGCAGAACTAGCACCAAAACCATCTGCTCCAAAAGCAATCACATGTCTGTCTCTGTCGGACAAAAGAATCTGTGATGCTATAGTGGGAACCGAGGTCCGTGTGCCAAGACCCAAGGCATTGTCCGTTAGAAACTTGGCTCTTGTACCTGTGCCGTTGGTCTTGTCCCAGTAGTAGATTCTGCCGTTTCTTTCGTTTAACAACAAGTCTTCACCAAAGTTGTCTTGCGACCAAATGCGCAGGTTTGCAGAGGGAGTAAGTGTCCCTGAGACCAAAGATAAACCCCAACCAGAAAAATCATCCGCTGTGGAGGCGTTGCCAGAGGCAAGCCGAACCGAAGATTGGTTTGCATGTGTAGCAGCGGTGGTGCCTTTATGACCTCTGGTACAGCTAGTTAAATCGTTAGAGCTTATGCCGCCAACCAGAATAAGCTCTAAATCTATCATGACGATATCCCCAGCTACAATCCCCGTGGAACTGGCTACCGTAATTGTTGTGTCACTGTCCGAAAGCGTACCACCCTCGTTCACCGTTGTCGTTAACGCCCCTGCAGTTGTGCCGCCCCAAAAACCAGCGCCCCACCCTGTACCAAACACTGCGTCATTCAAACCTGTGCCGATTTGATACGTTCCAACAACACTGCTACCACCATTGCCTGTGTCACTGGCGTTAGCCGCAACAGCCGTTTGGTCTAAACCCCCAGAGACAGTAATGCTTTCAATCGTAGACACGGTTCTTGCCGATATCTTGTATGTGTTTCCATCTACAACATCGGTAATCTGATACTCTTGATTTAGAACATTAGCTGTTATAGTGCCGCCCAGTGTGGCTGCTCCAGAAAAAGTAACAAAGTCATTAGCCACACAACCATGATTTGTATCTGTCACTGTAATTACAGCGGAACCGTTGGTTGCAGAGAAAGTAACATCTCCCGCAGAAGTTGTTTGCCTAATAGGAGTAACGTCTTTGAAGTCCGTTCCTTGTCTAATATAGAACTTTTGTTCTGTTCCAAGACCTAAAAACTTCTCTCCGTTCAAAGATACAAATTCATGCAACCCACGGCACAACCCTAAAAAAGCTTTGTTGGAGTTCTTTTCCCAACCGTTTAACTTTTCCGGATATCCGAAACGAAACCGTACTTTATCACAATCCACCCAGCCGTTTTCTTCCGAGAACGGCGTGATCTCTTTGTTTATTCCGGGTTTAAATTTTAACTTTGATAGGGGCATCAGGCATCATTCTTTGCGTCTGTGGTAAAGAAAAGTTTTATTCCTAAAAGTCTAGCGTCTCCTGTCTGACTGTCTGCCCCTACGTCTCGCATAACCTGAAAGTAAGTTTGCGTGTCCACCGCAGCACTGGCTACCGTTACGTCCCCACTTGCTGCAGAAACAGTCATGTCGTTAGAAGTGCCACTAAATGCTTTCGCCGTTGCTACCACATTAGTTCCAAAAGAAGAGTCTATAGAAGCATCGTCTGCTATGCTTACGCCCGACAACCCCCAAGCTACCGTTCCTGTGTCTGTTCCCGTCACGGTCCAAAAGGCTTGAAAGGTGATCGTTCCCTCATTCCAAGATTTAGGAAAGCACACGGTAAATTGCGCGTTTTCCTCAGAACTGGCATCAAAGTCCAAGCACTTTAATTCAGGACCATTGCTTAATTCGACTTGATCTATGTTAGCACAGCCGCTGGTGGTGTTGGGGTACATTGCTGTTGCAGGCACATATATAGTTTCTAAACCTGCAACCTTAACCGCTGCAGCATCATTGGTTAAAGCCCCTGCCACATCCCCAGCGCCAGATATATCTAACGTTGCCGCATCTAACTCCCCGGTTAGAGTGACGTTTCTAAAATCTGTAATGTCTTTATCGCTGTCAACAACGACAGCTTTACTAGCACTCACCGTTCCCGCCGTAACATCTAATTCAGAAGTTTCTATTAAGCTTGTAAAGTCCGTTACTGCTGCACTAGAACCCGCACCGTCAGCTAAAACAATTGCTGATTTACCAGACAGAATAGTAACGTTAGCACCCGACCCTTGCGTAATAGACAAAGACTGATTGGTGCTGTTTAGAATCATATAGATTCTGGCCTTGTCGTTTTGCTGCAACGTGACAGTGCATGTGTCACTCGGAGTTCCTGTAAACTTTATTGCCTTATAATGACCGTTGGACAAAACTGCCGTAGTCGATAGCTCCAAAGTATACGAAGTGCTAGACAGAGCAATCGAAACAAACCCGTTTGAAGCACGGTCTATAATATCAAAGTTGTTATTGGTGCTGTCGCCCCATGTACCAGACTCATCGCCCGTTGATATTTTCTTGAGCGCATTTGCTGCAGTGTATGTAGCCATGATGTGACCTCAGCTATAAATTTAATTGAACTATACCCATACTTCTGCTTCTAAGCAACTACGCAGCGATCTCCTCCCAGCTTGGAGATTGAGACGGCGTAATAGCAGAGAATCCGGAAGATTGATTCGGGGTGATTAAATCCCAAACGTTGACTGAACCTACCGCGCCCGTGGCAGAAACCCCCGTAACAGAAAAAATGTTTTTATTATCGATTGTTACCGTTCCAACGGCCCCCGTTGCGGGAATCCCTATAGGAGACACGTTAGCAATGCCTTCGATTGTCACCGATGTAAGGTCACCCGTTGCGGCAACCCCTGTAACTACAACGTCTACAGGAACATTACCAAACCCCGCTATGGAGTTGTCAGCTAGTGGGGCAAACCCTAACATTACGTCACCTCAACCCAGCTTTTTGTGTCTTCGTTCCACTCATAATCTTTGCCATCATTTGGATCGGCAACTGGTGGCTCCCAAACGCATGTGGTTTCATTTAACGTCCAGCTTGAATAAGGCTGCGGTGCATAGAAAGCATCGCGGGTACTGTCATACGTGTAGCCGATACCAGCATAATTTTTACGCATTGGTACGCCGCCAAGGCGGTGCTCACCGCTGTAGGTATTGTAGCTGGTCTGAACGTAAGTCCCTGCCTGAGTATCAACAAAATCTTGCTCCGCGACAATAACTTGCGTGACAATCCCATCTTCTACTTTTGCAAAATGGCTCATAACGCATACCTTATTATTACGACTCCACTACCGCCAGCGCCTGAAAATGCATCGGTAACATCTCCATCTCCACATAAGGCACCACCACCGCTACCTGTGTTGACTGTGCCGCTTGTCGCGCTGCCAGCAGTACCCAACCGTCCCGCACCGCCACCTCCAGAACCACCAGCACCAACACCTTCTACTGATGCTGCTCCTCCACCACCAGCGCGAGTAACAGATGCACCAGTAATAGCTGAGGCAACTCCCACACCGCCAGCGCCATTGCCTGTGCCAGAAGCATCTACCCCTGCGCCCCCAGCCCCGCCGCCACCGCCGCCTATACCAAATTGCCCAGCATCATTACGTGCGCCGCCGTCAAAGCCCTCACCCGCTGTACCTGAACCCTCACCGCCATTACCATGAATATTACAGCCCGACCCGCCGCCCGAACCACCGTCATTCGCAACTGTTGCCGCTCGTCCACCACCACCACCTCCAGTTGTGCTTATTGAAAACGCGCTGCTTGCAGTGCCGTTATTTCCCTGCAGACCAGTGGTAGTAGTCATCTGCGCTGCCGCGCCTCCAGCGCCAACCGTAATTGTATAATCTGTTACGGATGGCGCAAATGCAGATAGCGCACTAGCCCCGCCGCCCGAACTCTCCCCTGATACTGAGCTTTTATAGCCGCCAGCACCACCACCGCCATGCGCTGATTGGTTTTTAGTCGCGCCAGAGGCACCTCCAGCAATAATTACGTATTCTAGTGTAGCACCTGTATTCACTGAACTAACAGAAAACGTCCCACTGCTATTAAATGTATGTATTCTAAAACCGCCAGCTTCAGTTATTGTACCGCCAGTTGCTGAAATTGATGCACCACCACCAGAGGCATTGGCCCCAAACCCCAACACTTGATAACCAAAACTCATGTTAAGCTCCTACGCATCATTAGCTAAGTCTGTTGTAAAGAATATTTTAATTCCGTGCAATTGAGCATCTCCAGCCATATCCCCCTCCGATACGTCCCTTCCAAACCTAAAGTAACACAACTCATCATCTCCGGGAGAGCCAGCTATAGTTAATGCACCGCTAACAGCAGAAACATTTAGCTCTTCAACAGCCCCTTGCGCCGCATCTGTAACTGCAATCGCTGTCCCATAATCAACATCAATTGATGTATCGTTGGAGATAGCGACTGCTTGAACAGTCCAATTGACGTTAGTAGTTGCAGCAATCCCAGACCAAAAAACTTGATAAGTTACTGTTCCCGCATTCCAAGATTTTGGAAACGCTATTGAAAATTGAGCAAAGCTGTCTGCCGCCACTGGAAAAGCCAACACAACCATGTCAGGTTTTCCAGCCGTTGTTTCTACCGAGGCTAAGGCGGTGCATCCGTTAGTTGTAGTTGGAGACATAGCAGTGGCAGGCACCCAGATTGTTTCCAAGCCAGCGGTTTTAGCTACTTTCCCGTCAAGCTGGTTTAAGTCAGCCGCTGAACTGGTCATTGCCGTAGATGCAATTGTAAGTTGGCCCTCTGGAACAATAAGACCCGCCGCGCCACCAAGAATTAAATCATCAACACTCGCGTCCCATTGCATAAACGCGCTGGCAGTATCCCCGAAAAACTTAACGTCATAACCCGTATCATCAACGCCCACCGTCAAGGTTGCATCTAGTTGAACTGCGCCATCAATATCCACAGCATCAAGGTTGGTCGTTCCATCAACGTCAATGTCGCCGCTAATGTCTAAAGAGCCAAAAGTTCCAACGCCTGTTGTGGTGATGTTGCTTGAACCGTTGTCGATAGCGCCAAACCCAGATGTAATAGACCCTGAGTTTAATGCTCCCGTTGTGACAATATTTGAACTGCCTGCCGCTGGTGCTGCTGCAATATCAGACAACACTTCTGAAGCTGACCTACCCTCAATAGCGGTTCCATCCACTCGCAAGAAATCATTATCAGCAACACCGCTAGTAAACTTAGGCACGTTGTTGGTTGAAATTCCCGTGTCTAAAGTAGCAGTGGCTGTTACTGCGGTGCCGTTTAATGTTATAGCGTCAGCTTCTAATGTGCCATCAAAATCTCCATCTACAGCATCAATGTTACCTTTAAAAACGGTGGCACTAACTGTTCCCGTACTTGGGTTGTAAGTAAAGTTGCCATCCATTTCCAAGCCAACATTGCCTGTGCTTGATGTTGCACCCTCTACAAAAGCAATAAGGTTTTCTTCGTTTGTACTTTCATTGTCAGTAACTAAAACGTGAGCAGAATTAGTTGCGTTTGTGACTGTTGTGCCTGCAATAACTGTAGCTAAAGCCGTGCCATTAACTGTGATTGCATCAGCTTCTAATGTTCCATCAACGTCAACGTCACCGCTTATGTCTAATGAAGCAAATGTGCCAACACCTGTAGTAGTTAACGAGGTAGCCCCATCATTAACAAATATGTCCGCCGCAGACGCAGTGATAAACACCTCGGCACTACCGCTAAGACTAATAGCATTGTCAGAGTTTGAGCTTTCTGTAACAGAACGGGTAAGCGTTGTGCCGCTAGAGGTGTAAACGCCGCTGCCTATTTCAAAACCTGCGCCGTCTTCTATGGTGTACCGAACCGTTTGACCGTTGGTAATACCCGCCTGTGCAAACGTTTGATACCCTGACAGGGCGCTGCCCAAGGTAATTGTCCCAGTACCCGTAGTGCTGGTAGACATTTTTGCACGGTTACCAAGAATAATTGCCATGTTATGCTATCCGAATTATTGCGCTACTCGCATCGGGTGTTGGAAATTGCACAGTAAAATCCCCACTGCTTGAAGATTTATTGCTGCCAAAAGCAAGAATAATTACAGCCGGATCGCCCGAAGCTGAGTCGTTATAAATCATTGCACCGTTCGCCGTGATAGTTGAGTTGCTAAATGTAGTATTAGCAAAATCAGTGAACGCCGTTACACCACTGGTTGTTGGGTCTACACGAGTCAAAGTATTGCCCCCTGTAGAATACCCATTGCCGTTTTCAACCTCATTTATTCCGCTGCTTGCATACGCCGTGGTTGCAGCACCTAAACTCGCAGATTCTGTAAACAAGGCCAGCTTAAAAGTATTGCCGCCGCTGTTCTTGAAGTTATGAACGCCCTCTAAAAGCTCTTTTTTAAAAGAGGTACACATTGCCTGTGAGATCGACATCTATAGTCTCCTTATAAGGTCCGCCAGATCATGATGCCCCGCATCTTTTATTGCATTACATACCGTAGTTCTGTCCGATTGAATAGCCTCTTTCATGAAAAGCACCATGACAGCTTCTACCGCGCTCCTATACTCACGAGCCTGAGCCTGTATAGCAGGATGCGCGTTGTCAGATATAGAAACAATTCGACCAACACACCGAGCCGCAATCTCTTCAGGGGTATGCCCACGGTTGTTGGTCGTGTGAACAGTGACGATGGGTTCTTTTGGCAGGTCCATAGAAACAAGAAAACTCATTGTTTAGGCCTTATAATCCGACCAACACGATAGTCCTGCGTAGTTTCTTTAGCCTCTCCCAACAACTTTAAACCAACCAACGACTCTTGATATCGCTTGTCATACATTGCCATAACATCCTGCTCACCTTTCATAAAGATATACGCCTCTATCAACGAAGCGTACAATAGGCTTAACTCTGCATTTTCACTTAACCATGTTGTCCCGCTTTCCGCCCCTGCGGTCAGGCTTGCAGGGCGATACAGGTAGTGAAGCTCCGCAGTAAAAGACGCATTTGGCGTGGGAGCCAAGATAAAATTACTGACATCAAACGAAGCATAATACTTCGGCAAACCCGTAACCGTTGAATCTGGGTTGTACGTCTGTATAAAACTAACGTCTTTGAACTCTACAAACACTTGCTCAGAGCCACTGGTATAACTCAAAGAATACGGCGCTAGAAAATCTGAGGGAGCCGCAAGAAACTTATTACCGCTTGCCATACTTCCCGAGACATTCTTTCGAAACAGATTTAACTGAACCGACTTTAAAATTCGTTCCTCTGCAGCCCGTATAAAAAGGGAGAGATTGTTCACAAAAGAAGTCTCAGTGTTCTCAGTATAATCCTGCAACGCTGTTTTTAACTGCGCAAATGTAAAGCTCATGACGTAACCACCGTAACCTCTCCGACCTCTCCTGTAGCTTTCAATGTATTAGGAGTCAAAGCCTCGTCTCCTTGAAAACCAACAGGCCTGAACCCGTATTGAATGTTTCTTTGAGCCTCTAAATCGCCCTCCGGTCTAGGGTTCCTTAACGCTTGTGGGTCAGGGCCAACCTTGGGAGGAAACAACTGAGGGTGCTTTGGCTCAAACTCGTCTTTGCCGACAAGCGCCCCCGTCCACTCCTTCTGCATATCCCTCAGTCGATAGCGAAAACCGGAGCGATCCGAAATCCCATACGCATTCTTGTCTGAGGCATAGGCCATGTCACACCCTTAGATACTGCATGCTTGGTTGAAGTTTAAGAGGAACACGATCCTCGTCTTCGTCAGACGCACGTTGAAACTCTTCTTCATACACACTCTTCAAGAGTTGTATCCGTTCTGGCGCTCTTTTCATAGCGATATAATACGCCAGCCCCGCCACCATGCAGGGGTAAAAACGAAATGGCATGTCCGTTGTGTTTACCAACGCATCGGCATCCTCAATCCTCTGCACATAGTAATAGATCAACTGATCTGTAGAGTTTTCGGGAACGGCCCACAAGTTTATAACAGGATCAATCTGTCTGTTAAACCAAAACTGGCTTGGCCTGCCTTGCGTAGTTTTGTTGGGAAGAGTGGCGTACTCCCCCCGACTAATCCGTTCTACCTCAAAGTCTGTATTGCTGCGCCTAAGAACGACCTCTAGTACATCAACAACATCCGCCGTTAATGTTTGAGTAGCCTGACCTTGCGTCAACGTTATAGTGCCTTGCGCCACGGTCCACATGTTGATGCCACGGTTTGCCCAATCAGCAAACATCAGGTTCAAAGACCTACGGGCTGTACGAGCATCGTAGCCAGTGCGGACCTCTAATCCACACCGCTCATACGCTTCCTCAATGATTTCCCCAACATCAATGTTGAAATCTCTAGACCCAGAAGTAGCCATGATTAATACAACTTCGGTGATTGATTTGTTTTAGTCATGACACAGCCGCCGTTTTTATAGCCTATGTTTTGCAAGGCTTTCTTAGCCTTTTTGTTTCCGCCGTCCGCTTGTTCCCGCAACGCTTTAATCCCTGCATTGGGTGCTTCACCCCTTCCACCGTTTTTAAAAACAACTTTGTTTTTAACCTTTGAAGGAGCAGAAGCAGGAGGTGAGGGAGGTGGTTGTACTACTTCCCGACTAAGTTCATTTCCACCTCGGGTTTTAGATTTTAACAAAGACACTTCTCCAGCCCTGTCCTTAGTGTCTACAGTATCAAAGGTGGGGTTTTTTTGTCCCTCAACTCTTTTACCTCCACCACTATGAGTTGCATCCGATGCAGCGTAGTCTTTTCTAAGTTCCGCAAGCCTACGTCTTCTTTCTTTCTCCTCCTCACGTTTCGTTTTCCCAGCTTCGACCGCTGCTTTTATACGACTAGCCATTGTCTTTCTCCTTAAAACTGACGAGCACCCTTGGTGCTTTTGCGCTTAGATTCCATAACTATTCCGCAGCCTTTCGCAACCGCTTCGCCTTCTTGGACTTTCCCTTGGTACGGCCTCTTGGCTTCGGTGTAGTTGATTGTTCCACCTTCGAAGTAGCCTCTGACTTTGGCTTTCTTAGTGTTACTGACAACGGTTTTTCCTTTTGCTCCAGCTTTTTTCTTTTTCTTTGCAGTCGCAGCTCTATCCTTTTTAGAAAGAGAACGTGCTTTAGCCGCTGGAAGGCATCGGTCAGGGTTCTTCTTGTCCTTTGAAGTACCGCACTTACCCTTGATTTTACCATCGGTCCCAATCCTAACCCAGTTTTGGTCACGCCATTTCTTTAACGCACCCATTACGCTTTCTTCTTCTTCTTGCCCTTCGCACCTTTTGCGTAGTTAGGGTCTTTGCAATATTTCGATGCAGCCATGTTTGCATACGCTGAAGGATACGTGTCAAAAGTCCTCTTCGCCCAAGCCTTTCCAGCGGGGCAAATCTTGCTGCCCTTGGATTTAGGAGAAGCCCTACCTCCGTTTTTATAATAGGTGAGACCCCTTGGTTCTTTACTAGGAGACTTGGAAACCTGTTGTTCCATCTGTGACCGAGACATCGCCATTTAACATTTCCACCTTTTTCGTGCTTGACGCAAACGGCTGTTAGGGTCCTTAGCCGCCTTTGGAAACTTCTTCATCTGCCCTGCCGAACGAGCGCAGAATGACTTACGCCGCTTGGCGTCCTTGCTGCCCTTCTTGACCTTGCCCGTCACCGCAGTCTTTAACTTAGACCCCGGGTTCTTTTTACGGTACGCCGCAACTCCAGCCTTGGTCATTCCCGCCCCAGACTTTGTGGGACGAAAATTCTTTTTATTGCGCTTCGGCATTTTATCCGAACGACTAGCCATACTCTTTTCTCATATCAAGTATGATGGTGTATGTGTCTGCACTTGTATGACCGACTGTTGTGAACATCACATCTCCGGTCTTTCCAGAGCCGGAGTTGTTAGTCAAACCACCAAATACACTGTATTCATGATTACCACTTTGGTTCTCACCTAATTCAATACATAGAACATCGGTTGTTGCATCCCAAAGAATTTGAACCTTCATGCCAATACACTGCCACCAGATTCGTTCTATCACAACGCCAGTGCAAGCAGCGCCATCCAAACCCGTAGTCAGTGCAGAAACATCAACCTTCTTAACTGCCGATTCTCCAGAACCGTCTGAGATGTTCGTAAACTTTTGAACAACCCTTTTAGCCCCGTCGAAAAGCGTCTGTGTAGCTACAGCATCTGCCATATCACGCTCCTATTTATGCGATTTGCACATACTCAATGATGAACGTAAACGAACCCGCAGTGGTAGCGTCAACCGTATTGGTGATGTTACAGTAGATTGTACGTTCCGCAGAAGTGTACTGGACAGAAGCTGGTGCTGTTGTGCCATCCTGAGTTTGCAAAACCAACGCGGTTATAGTCACGTTATGCTCAACAACAGTTGTACCGCCATCTAAGATTTCATCAGTCTGAGCCGCAACAATCTGTGCACCAGAGCTAGATGTTCCAACCTCATAACCAATATCACCCGTGCCAATCACAGGGGACACATCACAAAAAATCTTAATGTCCGTGATGATTGTATTAGCTGGTTGTGTGAACTCACCAATCGCTGGACTATCTCCTGCAGTGGTATTCACAGTAACACCTGTCGCGTAACCGACATGCTTCACATACTTATTAGTAACAATTCCTGTGGAAGCAGTGTTTGCAACAGTGGTGATTGCGCCCGTAGTAGCGTTCTTGGAAACGACTTGAAATCCGCCTTCGGAACGAACCGGACCCGAAAAAGTTGTATTAGCCATTATGATCTCCTGTCTTGGCTAGTGTCAGCCACATTGTGCGGCTGTCAGGGATACTGACACAATACAACAGGTTTAAACAAAAAGAAAGGGCGATCCGAAGACCGCCCCAGTTGAGCAGGGAGGGAAAATCCTTGCGGTTATTGTAACACAGATTAGGCTCCGGGAGAACCGAAAATACAACGTGGGTCTGAGAACCCAAAGCTGTAACGCTCACGCGCCTTAAAGCGCATGTTACCTGTGTCGAAGTCTGCTTCCATGTTGGTGGAAAGAGCGGTGCG